TGGCCTGTCCGAAGCCGGCCATCAGAGGAGGCCCTCAGGCTTGGGCGTGCTGGAGCCTTCAAGAATGAAGGCTGCGATGTGCCTGCCCGTCCCCGGTCCCTCCGACCCGTCCTCCGTGGCCTGCCAGATCACATTGCCGAGGTTCTCGACCTTTGCGCCGGCGGTCAGCAGCATCAGGATCCACTTGTCGATCGGGTAGACCAGCACGACGGTCTTGCCCTGCGCATGCTCAGCGATCGCCTTGCGCGCCCAGGCGGTCGGCCCCTTCTTCTTGCCGTGATGGATGATCGAGCCGAACGGCGGATTGACGTAGTTCGACGCGCCCCACTCGCAACGCAGTCCGTCGAAGTCGGCGGGCTTCGGGTGCGGGCACGGATCGAAGGTGAACGAAAAACGGGCGTTCAGTTCAGCGTAGAGCGTGGGCGGCGTCAGCCAGTAGTGCTTGCCGTCCCCGTCGTTGCCGGCGTGGAACTTGTTTTCGCCGGGCCAGAGTTGGGTCTGGTGTTCGCCCATCAGTCAATTCACCCGCTGCATCTCGAGGACGTAGCGCTCGATGCCCTCGAAGGCGGCGTGCGGCATGTCGACGGCGGCGATCTCGTAGTCGCGATCGGGCAGCACATCGCCGCTCTCGTAGAGTTCGCCGGTGACGTGGACGATGAACGGCAGGTCGTTGACCCGATCGGCCACCTCAAAGCGGCCGAGGTCGACGGTGGCCTGCGCTTTGACGTGGGGCTGGGTGAACACGCCCGCTGCCTTCCCTTAAGTTGCCCCGACGGCCGCCAGTGGGACTGACCGCGGGCCGGGGGGCGGCCTAATCGGTCGGGTAGAGCGGCGCCGGGGCGGCGCTATACTCATCCGTCAAGTTGGACTGTCAACTGGCGGGAAGCTGTACTTGTCAGCGCAGAACTGCGGGCGCAAGCTTCGGCGCATGACTGACAAGCCGTCGTTCTGGGAGCGGGCCTTCCCGCCGCCGGCCAAGGACTGGCGCCGCTGGATCGTCCTCGATCCGCAGCGCCGCACCGACGCCGAGTTCTGGAAGCTGATCAGGAAGCGGCTCGCCAAGGCGGGCATCACGGTGGAGACGGCGAGCGACGCGGCGGTGCTGGCGGCGATCTGGGCGCACGACGACCTGATCGGCGCCTATGTGGGCGCCGCCGAGCGGGCGCTTTACGCCGTCAAGCTGCGCGACGACGGCCTGAGCTTCCGCCAGATCGGCGTGGCGCTGGGCGGCTGCGGCCCCGAGCGGGCTCGCCAAATACACGCGCGCGGGGAACGAATATGGCGCGGCTGGCAGCTTTGGCTGGAAGCTCAGACCGTCGGGTAGAGCGGCGCGGGCTGGCGCTGGTATTGCTTGGCGAGGCTGAGATCGGCGAGCCGCTCGGCCGGCAGGGTCAAGAGACCGCGGTCGCGCAGGCAGCGTAGGGCCTGGGAGACGGTGTCGACGAAGTCGTCGTGGGCGCCGTGCGGAAAGCTCTCGACCTGGCGGATGCACTCCTCGGCCCAGACCCGGAAGGTCGGCATGCCGGGGTCGGAGGGCGCGTAGACGATGCCGTCGCGGGCGCTGGTGAGGATGGGGTCGCCGTGCTGATCGCGGAGCGTCTTGCCGGCGGCGTCGGTCTTCTCGCGGAGGGCCGGCGCGAACAGCGGCACGACGCTATGTAGTCTGGAGAGCTTGTCGATGGACTTGGGGTCGTTGAGTTCGACGCCCCAGGTCTCGTGACTATAGAGCCGCTGCAGCTCCTGGCTGACGCTGATGCCGCTGGCCTTGTTCTCGATCAGCAGCAGGTCGACCTTCATCTTGGAGCAGCTGTCGGCGACCTTGACGACAAGCTCGTGCAGGGGGAGGCGCTGCTGCCAGGCGTGCATCAGCATCACCCGCGGGCTCTCCTCGGCGAAGTTGCGCTCGCCCAGGTACATGGGGCGGCCGTCGGCGCCGATGATCCGCCCGGGCACCGCCTGGGTGTCGTAGGTGAACACGCCCCAGACGGTCAGGGCGCTGTAATCGTTCTCGGTTTTCTCGGTGAAGGCGGTGTCTAGCGAAGCTAGAATGAAGTCCATCGGCGGGTAGGCTTTGCCCTCCCAGGCGTTCCACCAGGCGTACTTGATGACGCCGCCGCCCTTGGGCTTGGGGCTCTGCTCCAGCTGCCCGGCGGCGGCGAACGGGCCGAGGGTCTGCTCCAGTTGCTTGACGGCGTGGTCGGGGAAGCGCTGCGGCCAGAGCAGCTCGCCCTCCTGGGTGCGGGGGTCCTGCCAGCCGATGGAAGTGACGAAGACGCGATCGGGATCGTAGTGCATCGGCAGCATCAAGAGATCCCAGTCGCCGATGGACTGCTCCAAGACGTGGCCGGTGAGGTCGTTCTCGGCGAGGCGCTGCTGGATGATCACGAAGGCGCCGGCGTCGAGGTCGTTGAGGCGCGTCGAGGCGGTCTGATCCCACCAGTCGATGACCTCGCGGATGGCGGCTTCCGAGAACGCCTCGTTGGCGGCGTTGGGGTCGTCGACGACGAACAGGTTGCCGCCGAAACCGGTGGCGGTGCCGCTGATGGAAGTGACCAGGCGCTCGCCGCTTTTGTCGGTCACGAAGCGGTGGCTGGTGTTCTCGTCGGAGAGCAGGCGGAAGCGATCGCCCCAGCGCTGCTGATACCACTTCGACTGGATCAGGCGGCGGTTTCTGAGGCTGAAGCGCAGCGCGAGCTTCTCAGCGTAGCTGGCGTAGACGAACTGCACGCCGGGGCCGGAGGTGGCGGTGTCGTTGGTCTGGGTCCACACCCAGGCGGGGAAGCAGACGCTGCAGAGGGTGCTTTTGCCGCTGCGGGGCGGGATGTTGATGATCAGCCGGGTGATCTGACCGTCGGCGACCGCTTCCAGGTGATCGCAGACCGCCTCGATCGGCCAGCCGGCGCGGAACGGGGCGGGGTCGATGTGCGACCAGGCGGCCTTGGTGAAGGCGTAGAGATCCTGCTCAAGCTCCCAGCGCTCAAACTCCAGGCGCTGCTCGACCGGGTCGATGAGGAGGCCGCCGTAGTCGACGAGGGGCATCGCGGGCTACTCATCCAGTTCAGCTGGCCACTCGTCGCGGTCGCGCAGATCGTCCACCGCGCGGCCCAGCGTCCACGCCGGGTTCTCCTGCAGCAGCGGCCGGATCAGCGCCCAGCCTGTCTCCCAGCGGTCCAGCGCCGCGTTGGCGCGGTCGAGGTTGACGATCATCTGCCGGGTGCGCTGGTCGCCGTCCTCGATCGTGAACTCTCTGACCGGCACGATGTCGGTAGCGAGGTGCGGCTCCTTGGCCAGCACCTTGTAGATGGCGACGCGCTCAGGCTTGGCCGGGGTCTCTTTGCCGTCCGGGGCGATCTCCACCCACTTGCCGGTGTCCTTGTGGAACAGCGCCACCCGCTTGCCGTCGACCACCACCTCGGGGTCGCCGAAGCGCTGGATCGGGAAGTCGCCGCGGTCGAACAGCTGCCCCTGCAGCAGCTCGTCCTCGTCGACGTGCGCCGCCTCTCTGGAATTGCCGGCGAACTTGTTGCAGAGCATCCACAGTGTCGTGAAGTCATTGATCGGGCTGCGCAGCTTGCGCACATGCTCAAACATCGACTGTGTCACGTCTACCGAGTTGCGAAGACCCTTCTTTAGCGCCTCGTTCTTGGCGATCCGCAGCCGTCTGGAGAGATCCTTGGTGTTGGCGATGATGTCCCTGCGGGAATACTCTTCAGTTCCGCTCATCTGAAGTCTCCTCCTGCAGCGCCGTCGACGCCGCCTGGCAGAACCCGTCGAGCCAGCTGCGCACCGTCTCGGCATTGCGGAGCATTGCGCCGACGCGCTGCTGCAGCGTCTGACCGGTGGCGCTCAGGCAGCGCTGCTCGACGGCGACGATCTCGGCCGGGGTTGTGATCAGGCGCGGCGCGAGGCTCTCCAGCGCGATTGCGATGCCCGTCGAGGCAGTCAGCGCCGCCCCGTCTATCGGCGGCTTGTCCGGCGCCGGCTTTTGGGCCTTGCGCCGTTCCTCGCGCTCGGTCAGCTCACGCAGCCGCTTCTCGTAGCGCTCGATCTTGCTGCTCAACGGCGCTGTGCGTTCCGCCAGCATCTGCTGGACGGTCTCGGGGTCGAGGATCAGCTTGTCCGCATACTCGGCGCGGACCTCCGCCTCGCGCGCGTCGATGGCGCGCCTCGCTTCGCCCAGCTTGCCCTCGAAATGCTGGCGCTCGCGCTGCAGGCGCTTCTCGGCGTCGCCCTTGGCGTCGGCGATCATCTGCTTGATCTCGGCGGCGGTCGGCGTGTCGCCGGCCTCGGCGCGCTCGATCACCGCCTCGGTCACCTCGGCCGGCGTCGACGGCGCGGCGAGCAGGTAGAGACCCTTCATCGGGATGCTCAAATCCGCAACTGTTGCGGATTTGGCCGCCAGGTCCGCCACCGACATGAAGTTCTGGGCGGTGCGCTCAGCCCACCCGAACTCGCGCTCCAGCCACGGGAGCCAGCCGCCGTGGCCGACCTGTTCCTTGCAGGCATGCAGCCGGCGGCCGATCTCGATCACGTCGGTGACGATGCGCTTGCCCAGGGCGCGGATCACCGCCGCGTGCTCGGCTAAGGTGATCTCGTCTGCAGGAACGAGGTAGGCGGCGTCGTCCATGTCGGAATGGGGCCCCCACTATTGGGGAGTGTCAAGTGGGGCCTGCAGCAAGTGGGACCCCCGAAGGGGACCCAAAAAGGGGACCCATTTTTGGAAAAATAGTCGGGGTGTGTTGGGGGGTGCTCCACTGGCCAGGGTTCACTGGCACGGCCCAGGGCGTCCCCCTCCGGGGGGTCGGCGGCTGCTGTTCGGCGAACGCCGTCGTGCCGGCTAAGCCCCTGATATCATTGATGTTTTTCGAGGTGCGGCCGATCGGCCAGGCGCTCGCTTTTCGGCGGCCAGGGCGAGAAAGAGCTTGATACAAATCACATACGCTCGTATCACTTCTGTATGAGCAACGACCTGATCTCCTACCTGCGCGTTTCCACCGGCCGCCAAGGCAAGAGCGGCCTCGGCATCGAGGCGCAACGCGCCGCCATCGCCGCCTTCGCGGCCGCCAACGGGCTCACGATCGTCGCCGAGCACGTCGAGGTCGAGACCGGCAAGGGCGCCGACGCGCTCGATCGCCGCCCCGTCCTCGCCAAGGCGCTGCAGCAGGCCCGCAAGGCCAAGTGCGCGGTCGTCGTCGCCAAGCTCGACCGGCTCAGCCGCGACGTGGCGTTCATCGCCGGGCTGATGGCGCAGCGCGTGCCGTTTATCGTCGCCGAACTTGGCGTCGACGCCGACCCCTTCATGCTGCACATCTACGCCGCGCTCGCCGAGAAGGAGCGCGCCTTGATCTCTGCGCGCACGAGCGCCGCGCTGCAGGCGCGCAAGGCCCAGGGCGTGAAGCTCGGCAACCCCAACGCCGCCGACGCGCTCGTGGGCGCGAGAGCGGCCGCCAGCGCCAACGCTGACGCCTTCGCACTCAACGTGCTGCCGATCGTGCAGCAGCTGCAGGCGGCCGGCGTGACTAAGTTGGCGGACATCGCCGAGGCGCTGAACACCCGCGGCGTGAAGACGGCGCGCGGCGGGCTGTTCTACGCCTCAACCGTCCGCAACATCCTCCTCCGCGCCTAATACCTCTTCATAATCAGCGTCTTGGGGCTCAGGGGCCGGCAACAGCCCCTGGGCCTCGGCGTGTGCGAGCAGCGCTCGCAAGGCCGCTCTCGCCTCCTCGCTCATCGTGCGCGGATCCACGACGTGTCTGACGGTCGCCTCGACCTGACCCTCCAGCTTCACTGTCTTGGCGTCGCCGTAGCGCCCACTGTCCCATTTGCTGAGCAGCCGCAGCCTCGTCTCGACCATCAGCTTGCGCGACAGCACGTTGGCGCTGTTGGGGTGCGGCACACCCTCGCTGTCGAACACGACATCGTCTGAGCGATCGTCGGCGATCTCCAGGCACTCGACCGCCAGGCTGTCCCAACCCAAGCTTCGCGCCGCCGCGACCTGCTCGGCGAACGCCTGGTCCTTGCCCTGCCAGTACAAGACGGTCGGCTCGCTGATGCCGTTGCGCCTGGCGATCACCGCGAGCGGCAACCCCGTCGCGAGACCCAGCAGCACGTCCGCCTTGACCTGGGCGTGATCGATGCGCCGGGGGCGCTTGCTCGGAGGGCCGAGAGGCATCGCGCGCCCGATGTACTAAATCTGTTGACGGTGTGCGAGCTTCGGCTGTCCCCCCCCCTCACGCCCCCTTAGCCGAGGGCCCGGCGAGGCCGCAACGATCTCCGCGCCACATCATGCACCCGGACGCGATACAGCGTGAGAGTGGGCGCAGCTCGTCTTCAAGCCCGACCATCTGATGTCGACCGTTGCTGGCTTCCCAGTAGTCGCCGAGCTGCCGGATCCGCACGAACGGACACCACTTGGTCCTGGCCTGATCTTCGGTCATCGAACAACCTTTGCTGTTTACCCCTTCCGGGGGTGAGCCCCCAGCGAACCCCCAACCCCCACGGAGTGGGGTAGGGGTACCCCTCCGTAGGAGGGGTGGGGTTTGAACACAACACGCATTGATGGATCGAAGGGGGGATCGAATGGGGGAACGAAGGTAGCGAGGGGGTGGATCGAATGGGGGATCGAACCACAAAAAAGTGGATCGAAGGGGGATCGAAGGGGGATCGAAGGCCCTCATCGAGGCCACGACACGTCAGGGTAGCCGCTCGATAAAGCTGATGCGCCGCGACGCTGGTCCCCATTGCCCGACCCGGATCGCGTTCGCGGCGAACAGCCGGTTCATGGCGCCCTGGAACCCCTTCATCGTCGTGCCCCTCGCTCTTGGATCACCGGCGAACAGGGTTGGCCCGTAGTTGCGGCCGGGCAGATGCGAAACGGTGCGGCCTTCGGCCTTGTAGGCGTCGAGCAGCTGCAGGAACTGCTCGTCGACGCGTCCCGCGCTGATCTGCCGGTCGAGCGCGGACGTGACGCCAACATCATCAGCCGCGAACGCGCCGGCCACGTAGCGCACCCGCAGCTCAGCGCCGGCCTGCGTGTAGTTGGCCTTCTTCACCGCCAGTGTGCGCAACCCCGGCTCTGACGCGCCGCCGTCCTCCGCAGTGGGCGCCGAGAAGTACAACCTCGACCGCACCGAGTTATTCCAGGCGGTGTTGCCACTTAAGCCTGAGCCGGTCGCCAGCCCGGTCAGCGATGGGTGCGCCAAGAGCACGATGGTGGTCTTCAGGCTGCGCAAATTCCGCACGAACTGGCGCACCTGGCCGCGGTCGTTCTCGTTGGCCCCGTACACGTCCGCCAGGCTGTCGAGGATCACCAGCACCGGCCGCACATCGCCGACGAACTGCTGCAGCAGCCGCCAGCGGTCGGTGGGCGCCAACACCTCTCCAGGCCCGGCGGTGAACAACAGCGCGTCCTCGTCGGCCAGCGACCACACGGTGACGCCGACCACCTCGGGCAGCGTCACCCCATAGAACGTGGCGATCTGATCGGAGCGCCGATGCACCTCGTCCCGATCGTCTTCGGCCGAGAGGTCGAGCACCTCGCCGGCGCCCACCGTCTGCCCCAACCAGCGCAGCCCTAGCGCCCCGGCGATGGCCAGCTGCAGCGCCAGGATGCTCTTGCCGACGCCGCCGTCGCCGCCCAGCATAGTCACCGTGCCGGCCGGGATCAGATCCGGCACATGCCAGAGCCGCGGCGGCGGCGGCGTCACCAGCGAATTGAGCGTGAAGGATCCCGGCAGCAATGACGGCTTGCCGATGATCTCCAGCCCGATCGCCAGCGCCTCCAGGTCGGCGGCCGTGTGACCGGCGTCCAGGTAGTCAGAAGCGTCGCCCTTCACCGGGCACTCGGCCCACGCCTTGCCCAGGTCGAGCAACCGCACCCGCTTCGCCACCGGGGCCAGCGCCCGCGCCACCGCAGCCGCGTGATCCTGCCCAACCAGCACCGGACTGCCGTCCGCATGCCACTTCAGCTCGCCGGTCTTCTCGTCCCGCTTCTGCGGATCGTTGTCAGCCACCACCACGACATCGACGCCCACGAAGAAACTGGTCAGTTCTGGCCGCCACTTCCCCGCGCCGCCTAAGTTGGTGGTCGCCGCCAAGCCCATTGCGCGCAGCCGATCGACATCCTTCTCGCCCTCCACGATCCAGATCGTCCGCCCCTCGGCGATGGCCGCCAGCAGCGCCGGCAGCCGGTACGGGACGGGCCTGACGCCGGTCGCGCTCCACTCCCAACCGTCCTCGGCGTTCGGATCCGGCCGGCGCTGCCGGAACCGCTTCGGCGAGGCCTTGCGCACCACCTCGCTGAGCAGCGTGCCCACCTCGTCGACGTAGGGGTAGGTGGCGGTGATATAGCCGCCGCGGTCGTGCCCGTTCGGTTTAGGCGCGGGCAGCTGCGGCGCGGCCGGGTACTCAGTGTCCAGCCACCGCCAGGCGCCGGCGCGGTCGAGCAGCTCCTGGCGCTCGATCAGCTTTAGAACCCCGCCGCCATCATCGGCCTCGTGGTCGAAGAACGTGCCCTTGATCAGATCGACCGACATCGAGCCATTGGTTCCCCAGCGTAGCTCCGTCTTCGTCGAGTGGCGGGGGTTAGGGTCGCCGAGCAGCCGCCGGGCGATCGTTTCCATCAGGGCGCGTAGCTCGGCCTCGCTACGACGAGCGGACATGACCGTCCCCCCGGCGACCTCCCATCTCGATGCGTTCAAGGCCGGCGACGCCGATCAGCCCAGCTTCGGCGCGGTCGACATCGCATTTGCGGGCGAACAGCTGCGCGTGCGCAGGCCAGCGGGCGATGGCGCGCGTCCTCGCCACGTCCTTGTGCTCCTTGCCGGCAGGCACCCCCGCCAGCCGTTTCCAGGTCGGCGGCGTCACGAAAACGATCGGAATATCGAAGGCACCCGCGATCCCCTCTATGACCCCTCTAGCCCTCCCGAACGCGAAGGCTTGAATGGAGCCATCGGTCGGTCTGGCCCCCACGAACTCGCAGAAGATCCGCTCGACCTGGGCGTGGTCGTTGTGAGTTCTGAGCGGGTTGGCGATGATCCCGGCCAGCAGCGCCGCGTTGGTGGCCACCCGGCCGCTGGCCTCCGGCGTGTTGGGCATGTCCTCAACGGCGAGCAGTTCGCCGGTGCTACTCAGGATCGCGACGGCCCCGTGGGCGCCTGGATCGATCCCGAGAACCACCGAGCACGCCATTGCAACCAATCCGTTCGAAAAGTGTTCTCAACATTGACAAGCTACGCTTGACAATGGTCAAAAGCGGTTAGCCTGCGTCGATCGCCTCGTGGGGAGGCGCGTCGTACAAATCAGGTCTGAGGCGCCAACGGGGGATGCCTGTGAAATCGCTGATGTCGCGGACCCATTCGGCGGGAACCGCGCGCCATCCGGCAATCGCTTGCCGTGAGATCCCAAGCTTGCGTCCGATCTCGGCCAAGTTGTGGTCGTGCAGCAGACCAACTGCATCACGAGCACTCTCGGCTGGGGTGCCTACGCGCCGCGCCATAACCTTCACCTTAACCGCGCTGGCCTTCGGGCACCTTTGCGCCACTACTCTCAACCGTCAAGTTGGACCTGCCCTGTGAAAAAGCCTCATCTAACCGTCGGCAACCGCATCGCCATCGCCCGTGAAAAGTACGGAATGAGCCAAGGCCAGGTCGGCCTCGGGCTAGGTCTGACCCGTGCTGCGATCAGTCAGTACGAGAAAAACATGATCCAACCCCGGCGAGTGATCATCGCGAAGCTGGCGGCTTTGTTTAATGCCGACCCAGAATGGTTCGAACATGGACGTGGCAAGGCCCCTGATGTTTTGGATGCGCCAGTCGTTGTCCCTGAGATCAACGTCACTCTCCTGCCGAAGGTCGTCGATCCCTACCATCTGGCGATCGGCCGCGAATGGCGGCTGCCCGTGGCGGCGTTCCCAGAGACCAAAGTCCATAAGGACATGGTGGTGATCGAGGCGCCCAACGCCGCCGGCCCGATCCAGACCGGCGACCGGGTTTTGATCGACACCGATCGCCACGACGGCAACGCTAGTGACGTTTTCTTGATCTGCGATACGACGGGTGCGGAGCTTCGCCAGCTGGGCGCTGGCTTCGCCGAGGGAACCCGCATCGTCGGCCGCGCCGCGGTCTATTTGCGGGCCCTCTGACCTCCGGGTTTAGCCTGACAATTTGAGCTTGACGATCCGGCGTATGGGGCCTTTACAATTCCCTGAAGTGCAGGGAAGGCGCCCTCGATGCCGAGGCAAAAGCGCAAGAAGATCGCTCGCATCCAGCGGACGATAAACAAAGCGGTACAACTCGGCGGCCGCGCCGTCCAGCTGACCGGCGGCGACACCGCTTTCGACGGCTTCGCGAACAAGACCCTCTACAATCTGCTCGGCGTTATCGTCGCCGCGCAAGGCCCGGAGAAAGCCTGCGCGCTGATGGCGGAGGCCTACGAGGCCGTCGAGACCTACACGAGGCCGGAGTGCTGACGTGGACGAGCCGCTCGGCAACGCTGGCACGCCCGAGGAACGCCGCACCGGCCTAGGCGGCTCCGACGCCGCCGCCGCGCTCGGCCTGTCGCCCTGGCAGACGCCCTATGATCTCTGGGAGCAGAAGCGCGGGCTGGCGCCGCCGCTGGAGCAGACCGAGCCGATGCTCTGGGGGCATCTGCTGGAGGACATCATCCGGCGCGAGTACGCCAAGCGCACCGGCATGGAGGTGCGCCCGGTCAAGGAGCTGATCCGGCACCCCAAGCATGCCTGGATGTTCGCCCACCTCGACGGCAAGATCGGCGCCGACAACCGCGCCATCCTTGAGGTCAAGTGCGCCCGCACCAGCGAGGGCTGGGGCGAGCCGGACACTTCCGAGGTCCCCCTCCACTACCTGCTGCAGATCCACCACTACCTCAGCGTCACCGCGGCCGAGGTCTGCGACGTGGCGGTGCTGATCGGCGGCAGCGACTTCCGGCTCTACCAGGTCGAGCGCGACCCCGAGATCGAGGAGCACCTGGTCGAGGGCGAGGCGGCGTTCTGGCAGCAGGTCGAGCAGGGTGTGCCGCCGGCGCCGATGACCCTGGAAGACGCGGTGCGCCGCTGGGGCCATTCCAACGCCCAGGGTTTCACCTTGGCCGGCGTCGACGAGATCGAGGCGGTCTACCAGCTGCGCAGCCTGCACCAGCAGAAGAAAGACCTGCTGCGGATGGAAGAAGGGCTGAAGCTCGCGCTCACCACCGCGCTCGGCGAGAACGGCGCCAACCTCGTCCACCCCGGCGGCGAGCTGCTCGCCACCTGGAAGCTCGACAGCGGCCGCAAGGGCTACAGCGTCGCCCCCAAGGAGCCGTCGCGGCGCCTGCTGATCAAAGGATTGAACGATGTCTGACGAACACGCAGTCGTAGCCAACCCGTTCGGCGAACCGCAGGCGGTGGCGCAGCGCGAGGCGGCGACCGAGGTCGCCGTGCAGCGCGAGCTTGCCGAGGTGCAGGGCGCGGTGCTGATGGCGCGCCGCTTCCCGCGCGATCCGAGGACGGCAATGGACCGCATCATCAATGCCTGCACCCGCCCGTCGCTCGCCCAGGCGGCGCTCTACAGCTACTCGCGCGGCGGCACCGAGATCACCGGCCCCTCGATCAGGTTGGCCGAAACCTTGGCGCAGTGCTGGGGCAACCTCAGCTTCGGGCTGCGCGAGGTCGAGCAGCGCTCGTTCGCCGGGCGGCCAGGCGAGAGCACGATGAACGCCTTCGCCTGGGACCTGGAGACCAACGTCCGCGATGAGCGCGTCTTCCAGGTCAAGCACCAGCGCGACACCCGCAGCGGGTCCACTCGGCTCACCGATGGCCGCGACATCTACGAGGCGGTCGCCAACCAGGGCGCCCGCCGGCTGCGCGCCTGCATCCTGGCGGTGATCCCCGGCGACGTGATCGAGAAGGCGGTGGAGCAGTGCGAGGCGACACTGCTCGCCAAGGCTGACACCTCGCCGGAGGCGGTCGCCAAGCTGGTCAAGGCGTTCGAACAGTTTGGCGTCACCAAGGAGATGATCGAGGCGCGGATCCAGCGCCGCATCGACACCATCCGCCCGGCCCAGATCGTCGGGCTGCGCAAGGTGTGGGCCAGTCTCAACGACGGCATGTCCGTCGCCACCGACTGGTTCCAGAGGCCGGAGCCGGCCGAGGGCCAACCAGCGCCGCCGGCGCCGGAAGCGAAGGGCAACGAGGGCCTCAAGCAGCGGCTGCGCCCTACTGCACGGGCCGCTTCACCCCCTGCCGGCGACCAAGCCCCTACCGCAGCTGCAACGCCTGCCTCCGAGCCTGGAACGGCCGATGGTTCGCCGGCTACCTCCGACGCTACTTCGGGCCTCCATGAGGACAAGCCAGCCATCGAGCTAGAGGCGCCGCGCGAGCGTGAGCCCGGTGAGGAAGGCTGATGCGCGCCGTCCGCTCGGTCGCGGTCGAGGCGGTGATCGGCGCCAGCAAGGAGACGCGCCCCCACCGCCCGAGCTTTCTAGCCCGCCTGCTCGCGCTGCTGCGCGGGCTGCGCCGCCCGACCGCGTCCTCCAGGGCAAGGATGGGCGGCGCTGGTTCATTGAGGGCGGATCGGGACGCGCCACGGAGCTGAAGTGAAATGCCACAGATCATCGCGACCACCTCTGAGCAGAACCAAGCGCTTCGTGACTGCGAGGATCAGCTAATGCAGGCGACCGTGGCCTACGCCGAGCGCGCAGAGGCATGGGAACTGATCACCGAGCAGATGGCGAAGGCTGATCGCGGCGGCTTCACCGATCCAAACCACCGCGCCAGGGAACGATGGCTGGGGCCGGTCACCAACACCCTGCTTGACGCCTACACGGATTGGATGGGCGCGGCGCGGAAGGCGGGCCTGTGACTGAACTCAACGCCAGCATCCGCGAGATCCTGCGCCCGCCCGGCGCCGACCAGCTGCCCGTCGACGAGAGGGGCTTCCCGGTGCCGTGGTTTGTCGACTGGCCGGACGGCAAGCCCGACCACCGGGTGGTCGACGGCCGCAAGTTCTTTCGCGCGGTGAAGCATCAGCGCTGCTGGGTCTGCGGCGGCCCGCTGGGGCGCGTGAAGGCCTCGGTGATCGGCCCGATGTGTGCGGTCAACCGGATCACCTCCGAGCCGCCCTGCCACCCGCAGTGCGCCCGCTACGCCGTGCAGGCGTGCCCGTTCCTGTCGCGGCCTCGGGCCCGCCGCAACGAGAAGGCGCTGCCTGAGGGCCGCCGCGAGGCCGCCGGCATCGCGATCGACCGCAACCCCGGCGTCGGGGTGGTCTGGGAAAGCCTGCACGCCTCCAAGCCGTTCAGCCCGATGGCGGGCGCGCAGGGCACGCTGTTCGAACTGGGAGCACCGCACCGCGTCAGCTGGTGGCGCGAGGGCCGTCTGGCGTCGCGCGAAGAGGTGATGCTGTCGATCACCGCGGGCCTGCCGGCGCTGCTCATGGTCGCCAAGGAGGAAGGCCCCGAGGCGGTCGCAGCCCTGGCGGAGGCCACGGTGAAGGCGATGACGCTGCTGCCAGAGGAAGCGCCGGCATGAGCGTCGCCGTCCCGCTCTCCGACCAGATCAAGTGCGCCAAGCGCGAACTAGCGCTGCGCCGAAGCGCCTACCCGAAGTGGGTGCAGGCGGGGCGCATGAAGCGCGAGACCGCCGACTACGAGATCGCCGCGATGGAGGCGATCCTAGCGAGCCTGGAGGCCCTGCTCAGCGTGCAGGCGACGTGGCTATGAAGATCGAGACGAGGTTCCTTGAGCAGTGGCTGCAGGCTTCGAAGCGCCGCGGTTTGGGGCGGCGCACGGTCGTGCTGGTGATCCACGACGACGAGTGTTGCTGCGGACTGCTGGGTATGGACTGCGAGTGCGACGACCCGGTGTTCATCTTCCGGTTCGTCGACCGCGAGCCTGAAGAACGGACATCGCCATGAGGGGCTACGACCCAGACTGCGAAGACCTCGCCGAGGGCTTCATCGACGACCCGCCGCAGCGCTCGCGGCTGCTCAAGGCCGGCTACAGCCAGGTCGAGCTAGACCAGCTGCGCCGCCAGCTGGCGCAGCGCATCCAAGACGCGATCGAGGACTGGTTCTCGGCGCTTGAAGACGAGATCGTAGCGAAGGAGCGACAGGCTCATGGACACCCAGCAGATCACCGTTGACCGCGACGAGGCGCGCGAGCTGTTCCGTAAGTACAAGGAACATCAGCATTATTCGACGCCAGTCGACCTTGAGATCATGCGCGCATACGACGCCGTCGCCCAGGGCAAGGTGCTGATCCGCGCCGTCGCCAGCATCGCCAGCGCTGGCCTCGGCGAAGACGGCCTGCCGAAGCTGGCCATCTGCCGCGCCGCCGACGATCAGGGCCGCCTCATCGAGCAGTGCCACCTCTACCTGAAGGACGATGGCAGCGCCCGCTTCTCGACGGCGCCGTGGGCCAAGGACCGCAACTGGCGCACCTACGTCGACATCCCCGCCGACAGCTTCCCGAGATCCCCCAAGCGCTTCCGCCACTGGGCCGCTCAGGTGCCGCTGGTGCCGATCCATCTGCGGCCGAAGCCGCGCCGGGGCAACCCGCTGGGCGCGCTCGCCAACTACCACGTGCTTTGGGAGGCAGAGTGGACAAGGGTCATACCGCGCGACCCGCTGCTGCTCCGCCAGGTGGGCCGCGGCGACCTGTGGATCGTCTGCGCGGCCTGGGATCTGACCGAAGTCGAGCGCGCCGTCCTGGCCGGGCGGCTGTAGAGGGAGAACCACCATCATGCATGCCCAGATCGAGAT